ACTCAAACATCAAATGGTATTATGATACTAATAACAAGTGCTAGTAAAGATCTTAACTTTACTAAAACAACAACAGGTGATTTAAAGTTTGTAGAGGTTGATGCAAGTGCAACACCAGAAAGTTATACAGAGATAACACCAAGTGGTACAGAGACATATACAGAAATAACTCCGTCTGGAACAGAAACATGGACAGAGATAGAATTGTAAAAGTTAAACTTAACTTTTAGAGAGGTAAAAATGGCAAGTACATATACAGATAATACTGGAATAGAGTTAATAGGATCTGGTGAACAGGCTGGTGCTTGGGGTACAACCACAAACAACAACTTAAAAATTATAGACAGAGCTTTAAATGGATCTGTTACATTAACTATTACAGGTAATACCACACTATCAACAACTGATGGAAGTTTGTCTAATGGACAGTTTAAGATTGTAATATTAGCAGGCTCACCCGGATCTGGTTTTGATTTAACAATAGATCCCAACGATCAACAAAAATGGTATTTTATAAAAAATAGTAGTGGTCAAACAGCTACAGTTAAACAAGGCGGTGGTAGTGGTAGCACAGTAGCAGTAGCTACAGGATTGACTGCAATATTATTTGCTGACGGTACAGGTAGTAATGCCAATGTATCATCTATTGCACCGACAGATTTAGTTGCAGATCCAACTCCACAGCTTGGAGGTGATTTAGATACCAATGGTAATGCAATATTATTTGGATCAAGTAAATGGGCTATATCTTTAGATACTGGCGATAACGAGTTATTATTTAAATATAATGGTACAACAGTATTTAAGTTAGGATCTAATGGTGCAGTAACATCTGCTAATAATGTAACAGCGTTTGGAACAAGTTTATAATGACATTACAATCAAGTGGTGCAATATCATTATCAGATATTAGAGATGAGTATAATAATGGCTCATCTGCACCCATTGATATAGATGATTATTACAGAGGTGGCTCATTAGTTAGAGCAAATGCATCTAATAATACAGCTACAAATTTATCTGCTGATGTACCAACAAGTGCAAATAATAGTTCCTTATCAATAAATGATTTTTATGGACAGGCTAGAGCATTTAGAAAAACATATTCATCAACTGCTACAGATCAAAGTGGCGTGGGTATATTTGGTGATGACTTTGCAGTTAATTATCCAAAAGAAATAGTTATTAATTCATCACAAACAGTAGGAGCTACAAGTACTTCTGCACCTGCATTAAAGATAGATAGCACTGGAGCAGGCACAATTACTATAACTAATAATGGTAGTATAGAAGGTGCTGGTGGTGCAGCAGGATCAGCAGGTGGCAATGCTTTACAAGTTGATGGTAGTGTTGCTGTAACTTTAGTTAACAATGGTACAATCAAAGCTGGTGGTGGCGGAGGTGGTAATGGAGGTGCAGGTGGTGCAGGAAGTGCTAGTGCAACTGCTACAATTTCTAGTGTAACAGACAAAGTTGGAAACAAGCCTAGTTTTGTGCCTTATTCAGTTTTAACAGCGTTTGGACCAAGATCATGGTCAGGTATAGGTTCAGGGCAGTGGGGATTAAATACATCAGGTAGTACAGTGTCTTCCAATATTTCTAATAGAGGACCAATGTGGTATTCGTTTCAAGTTGATAAATCTGCTGAATATACATTAACAGGAAGTATTAGTGATCCTTATCCAGAAGATGGTGAGACAGGTCATAGGGGTCAACCTAGAGTTGATATAAGTACATCAGAGAACACAGCCAGCCAAGGACAGGGTGGAGCTTTATATGGTAGTGGATTATCATGGAGTGGAGTAAAAGCATCTTTATCAGCAAATACAACATATTTTTTTTGTAACTATACTGTAGGACCATATACATTTTCTAGAGGTAATGATGGTGTTGCGTCTGATTTTTTCTATAATGATATGAGTACTTCTCTATCTTTATCGGTTAACGAGCCAACTTCTGGTGGATCGGCTGGTGCAGGTGGTGTGGGTCAAGGATATAATCAATCTGCTGGTGGAGCAGGTAGTGGTGGTTCTGGTGGTGGTAATGCAGGAAGTGGCGGAGCAGGAGGAGCGGGTGGAGCTTTTGGTGCTGCGGGTTCTTCAGGCTCTGCTGGTGGTAATGGTAGTGGAACGTCTATAAGTTTTCCATCTACAGCACCAACTAATGGAGCAAGTGGGTCATCTGGTGGAGCATCTGGTAAGTCAATACAAGGTGTTAGTAATGTTTCATCAAGTGGTAGTGGTTCTTTAACAGGAGGTACAGCATAATGCCTTTAAATAAGTTAAATTTTAAATCAGGTATAACATCAGACATAACACCTTATAGTAATGAAGGCGGCTTTGTTGATTGTGATAAAATAAGATTTAGACTTGGTTATCCAGAAAAAATGGGTGGCTGGGTAAAATATACCACTGATACATTTCAGGGTTCTGCAAGAAGACTACATAACTGGATTGCTCTTGATGGATCTGATTTCTTAGGACTTGGTACAGAGCTAAAGTATTACATAGAAGAAGGTCAGTCATTTAATGACATAACTCCTATAAGAAACACAACATCTGCTGGTGATATTACATTTGCGGCAACTAATGGATCAGCCACAATAACAGTTACAGATCCTGCTCATGGTGCTAATGAAAACGACTTTGTTACATTTTCTGGTGCTGCATCACTAGGTGGTAATATTACTGCTACAGTATTAAATGCAGAATATAAAATTACATCTTTGATAAGTTCTAATACATATACAATAACAGCCACAGCAACAGCTAACTCTTCTGATACTGGTAATGGTGGGTCAAGCGTGGTTGGTGCGTATCAATTAAACACAGGATTGAATACAACTGTTGGTGGTACAGGCTGGGGTGCTGGTCAATGGAGTGGTACAACATCTGGTGCATTATCAACACAACTCAATGAAGCATTAGATGCAAGTGAAACGGCTATTGATGTAGATGATGAAACTGGTATGAATACAGCGAATGATGTTATACTTGTAGACAACGAACTTATGCTTGTGTCCGCAACAACCGATGATAACACAATGACTGTTACTCGTGGACATAGCGGCACAATAGCAGCCACTCATGCAGACAACACTCTTGTAAGGTTAGCCGTTGGTAACACAATCCCAACAGATGATTTTGTTGGTTGGGGTAGTGCGGCATCTATTACAGTTCCGGGAGCGCAAATAAGACTATGGTCACATGATAACTTTGGTGAAGATCTTTTACTCAATCCAAGAGATGGTGGGATATTTTATTGGGATAGAACAGGCGGTCTAGCCGCCAGAGCAGTAGAGTTAAGTGCTAGTAATGCATACACAGGACAAAGAAGTGTACCTCAGATATGTAAGCAGATAATAGTATCAGATAGTGATAGGCATGTAATAGCTTTTGGGTGCGATGGATTAGGTGCAAGTTTGTCTGCAACTCAAGGCAATGGAGTACAAGATCCTTTGTTAATTAGATTTTCATCTCAGGAAAATCCTGTAGATTGGTTTCCAACAACTACAAATACGGCAGGTGATATAAGACTTGGTGGTGGTTCTAGGTTTATGCAAGCTATAGAAACAAAAGAGCAAATATTAGTTTTTACTAATAAGAGCTTACATTCTATGAGGTTTATTGGCCCACCATTTACATTTGGTATAAAAGAACTTTCTAAGAATATAACTATAATGAGTCCTGCAGCAGCAATAGCTGTTGATGATAGCGTCTATTGGATGGGCGTTGATACATTTTATATGTACACAGGACAAACACAACAGATACCATGCAGCGTTAAAGACAAAGTATTTTTAGATTTTAACTTTGAAGAAAAAGATAAAGTACATTCTGGTGTTAACTCTGAGTTTAGTGAGATAATATGGTTCTATCCTAGTGCAAGTAGTACAGAAGTTGATAGGTATATTACATATAATTATTTAGAAAACGTTTGGTACTTTGGTACATTAGGAAGACAGGCATGGCTTGATAGAGGTATTAGAACATTGCCAGTATCTACTGGAGATCAATATCTATACAACCATGAGACAGGTTTTGATGATGATGGATCAGCTATGACAGCATTTGTTGAGTCTGCACCTATGGCTTTGGGTGGCGCAGAAAAGCTTTCATTTGTTAATAGAATAATACCTGATGTAAATTTTAGTGGTTCTACATCTATAAATCCTACTGTAGATTTTACTGTTAAGGCTAGAACACACTCTGGTTCAGGTTTTACACAAACAGATGACAGTAATACTGCACAAAGAACCTCTACAACACCTGTAGAAGTTTT